TCCAAATCCTGTTTTACGTCCAAAATCTAAAGAAGAAATAGAAAAAGAATTTGGAAATCAATACGCTGGATTTAAAGAAGCAAGAGAAGGATTTGAACCTTTTGTAGTTAAAGCTTGGATGAGAGATCCAGGATACGGTTATCAATATGTTCTTTTGTTTTTAATAAAATTTACAGAGTTAAGAGAATATGGTCTTTGCATTTATGACTATGAGAAAGAAGAATTTGTACAAGAACCTGGAACTCTTGATGATTATGGATTAACATATGAAGAGTTCATGATTAAATACGAAGACTATTTAAATTTTATTTAACAGATTTTTAACAGATCTTATTTTTGTTTTTGACATATAATTATTATATTTGTAATCCTTAAATCAAATTACATGTTACTAGTTGCAGAAATTATTTTAACTATCTTCGCCTGGAAAAAAGGCTGGAGATGGTGGGCTTTAGTACCTGTTGCACTCGCATTATTAATTGGTCTCTTTATGGGAATGGGTGTTGGCGCATCCGGTGGTGATGTTGACAGTGTAAGGGGAATTTCAATTGTTCTTGATGTATTGGCAATCATAGCTCTTATAGTTATGGTTACTAAGGGCCCAAAAACAAATGAAGTAAAAGAAACTCAAGATATTGAGAATGCTCCTCGGAGCTAGTTATAGAGTAGGTATGTAAGACGCGGGTTCGAATCCCGCCACCTCCACAGTGACAGCGTCACTAATCGAGTTCCAGTTTACTCAAGACTTAAACTGGTGGTGGAATCCTGACCATCGTCCAGTTTCTGGACACCGGTTAGCCCTGGGTTTTCGGAATTGAACCCTTAATCAATTCCAAACGGGGGTGACTTGGCTTTGATTGCATACTGAGGGAAATAATGAACGTCTCAATGAACGCAATAAACGGCGAACAGTTTAATGAAATGAAAATGGCTGCTTAAGAAGCACCCACTTTCAGGAGACTTGCCGGCAGCCTTAGTGCCGGCTTTTTTATTATGAAAAAATTTAATTATTTTTATAAAACTACAAACATCATAAATGAAAAATTTTATTATGGTGTTCATTCTTCTGACAAAGATAACGATAATTATCTAGGATCAGGAAAATTATTATTAAAGGCTATCAAAAAATATGGCCGTGAAAATTTTAAAAGAGAAATCATCCAATTTTTTGATTCTTTTGACGATGCCTTAAATTTTGAAAAACAATTTGTTATCGAAGATATAATAACAAATCCATTATGTTATAATATTAACATTGGAGGTAAAGGAGGGTCAAAAAGAGGAAGACAATCTCCAATGAAAGGACGAATACATTCTGAAGAAACAAAAACAAAAATTAGTAACTCTGAAAAGGGAAAGTCTAAAAATAAAGGAATAACTCGCTCAATAGAAACCCGGCAAAAAATTAGCGAGAATAATGGTATGAAAAACCGAGGTTATCTTGTTTCTGGTTCTCGTAATGGAATGTATAAGAAAAAATACAATATAATTTAGAGACTTGCCCGCAGCCTAAGTGCGGGCTTTTTTTGTGTGATATATAAATAAATTAATAGTTTATATGCGCGCTAAATTTGTCTTTGAAAGCCAACATATATTAAATAAGATCGATCTTATCAATGAAATACTTCAACAATTCGATGAAGAAATTCGTGATGAATTGAAAAAGGATTTAATGGCTATGTCCAAAGATGAATTTGATGAATGGGTTAAGTACGCAGGGTACAATAAAATGGGAAAATATTGGACAGCATCAACTGTCTATTAAGATTAAGATATATAAAATAAAATATTAGCATTATGAAAGCCGGAAGTTTTAATATTCATGAATATTTAGGAAAACTTTATGATAAAGTAAATGAAGAAGATTTAACTAAGTCTTTATCATTAAACGAAGAAGAAAAGGCGGGAAATTTACCTGATGATAATGGTATGATTATACCTGAAGAAGGTAAAAAGGCTTATGACTGGCTTAAGAAAGAATACCATAAAGGTAAGACAGAAGTAAAAGTAGAAATGTCATATCATGAATTCAAACCTGGCTACCATCTTGATACTAATTTGAAATCTGTAAATGATTTTAAACCTGGTTTATATGGTGACATTAAGACCAAAGACACAGAAGGTGGAAAGAGAGAAAAAGCTGTGCCATTTCCTGAAACAAAATTCCCTGGGGGCGAAACTAAAGCACCTGAAGAAGGTAAAAAAGAAAACGAATCTTCTGAAAAGAAATCAACGGGGATAACTGTTGAAGCTAAACCAAAAGTAGAAGCTAAAGCTAAGAAAGAAGATCAAGAAATTGGAAAAGAAGTAAAAGAAGATACCAAGGATAAAGTTGTTAAAAAATAATGTTAGTTAGAGAAACAGTATATCCTATTATAGGTCATTTCAATAAAGCTACAGTAAAGGGACGAGCTAGAGAGTTACCAACAGTATTTCAAACATTAGCTCGAAGATTTAAAAACATTCCTGGCACTGATAGCTTTTATGTTGATGATATAGAAGAAATGGTTAAAGTTCTTCGAAGACATGATGACAAATGGGCAGGAAGACATGCAGTACCTTATGTAACCCCAGGATTTGTCCCCTATTTTAAAAAGAAATCATATATCGAAGAAGATGGTAAAAAACTTTGGACTAACAATCCATATAAATTATCACCAGAAGGATTTGACCAATATCACATAAGCGTACATATGGTTCTTGATAAAGAAGACGATTTTATAGGTTGGATTTGTAATTAGATTTATGATAAACAATGATTCATTAGGAGACAGATTGAATGCGGTGAAAAGAGGTAAACCGCTGCCTCCTCCACCACAACAGCAAACGTTTGTGCCTCCTCAATCAATGCCGACACAGCAATCTCAATCTCAACAACCTACTCAACACACTGTTAAATTTTATTTTCTATCTAAACTTTTCGTTGTATTGGATTCAGCCTTTGCATCATTATTATATGGAATTGCAATTAAAGCTATATTTAATTTAGATTGGTCATTAATTGAAGCTTTCGCAGTAGGGTTTCTTCTAAATCATGCCATATCAATATTTCCAAGAGTTTTATTTCCAAAATTATTTAAATAAACAAAACTTTTTACTCATTGACTTATAGAATAGATAATTATCTAAAACTATATTTATGTCAAGAGGTAAACTAATCGTTCTCGAAGGAATTGATGGTTCGGGAAAATCTACTCAAACTGATAAAGCTAAACAATATTTTGAAGAAAAAAATCTGAAATATGCCTATTATCATTTTCCAATGTATGGGCACAATCAGTTTTCTGATGTGATCGCAAGATTTTTAAGAGGAGAATTCGGAAAAGCAAACGAAGTTGATCCTCTTTTTGTTGCTAATATCTATGCAATGGATCGATTCAGGTTTTTACCTGAATTAGAAAAGGCATTAGAAGAAAATGATGTAGTTCTTTTGGATCGATATGTGTACTCGAATATCGCGTATCAGTGTGCAAAATTTGATAATGAAGAAGATATTACTCGAATGAAAGAATGGATTTTTGAATTCGAATTTCAATTTTTAAGTCTTCCATATCCTGATTTAAACATTTTCTTTGATGTTCCTAATGCTGTGGCCGAAGAAAGATTAAAAGTAAAAAGAGAGGGAGACGATCGCAATTACTTACAAGGAAAAACTGATATTCATGAAGAAGATCTTGAATTGCAAAAGAAAGTACGAAATAATTATCTAAAATTCATGAGTGGTTCTGTTAATTGTTTAGTAATTAAATGTGCTCATGAATTTGGAGATGAAAAGAACCTTAACTATATGGTTTTACCTCCTGATGAGTTATTTAACTCATACAAAAGATATTTTGATTATGTGCTTTTTAATAAATCATTATAATGAAAGACGATAACATAGAGAATTTTAAAAATTATAAAAAATTACATAAGCTTACAAAACCAAGGTCACCTTTGGTCATAGAATTTATGACAGATGATTTTCCTAGCGAGTGGCTAACAACGATCATTACTTACAAAGCAAAAACAGGTTCTGTTACAAACCACGTTCTTATCCTACAAAATGAAATTGAACATCGTATTGAGATGCTTCAAAAGGAAGGTTACATTTTAACAGAGACTTAACTTTTTTAAAAAATATTAACAGCAGTACGGATGTTAAATTAGCATATCCCGGGAAAATTCTTGAAAGTCAAGATATATATAAATAAACTAATTGTAAAATCTAAAATTAAATTTTATGGCAGAAGCACAGAAACCTCAGGTTGACGCAACTCAGCAAGTCGAAACCAAACCATATGTTCCAACATATAGAGTCAAGCCTGAATTTAAGGATGCCGTTTTAAAATCGATCGGACAACATCCTTTCAACCAGATCGCTGGAATTATCAATGCAATTAATGTTGAGGTCATGGACCATAATACATTAACTCAGGTTATTAACGTTCTTGGAAATTTCCCATACGTTCAAGTAGCAGGAATCCTTACTAACGTTAACTCTTACGTAGAACAAATAGTTGAGGATTAATTTCTCAACTATTTAGTTCTATTATGTGATTTCTATTTTTTGGAAAATAATATTGGTGTATGCATAGAAAAGAAAAAGAGAAGTCGATTCAAGTATTAGCAGTTAATTTCTTAGAGGATAAAAATCAATATGCCTTTAAGGAACTAATTGAACGTCTAAAACCAGGATTGTCTTTGTTTGTTGGTAAATATGTTAATGGAGATAAAGATTTATGTCAAGAAATTGTCTCTGCTACATTTGTTAGCATTTGGGAAAAAATAAACCAGTATGATACTAAATGGAGTTTTTCTACATGGGTTTATGCAATTGCAAAGAATGAAGCACTTGGACAATTACGCCTTAACAGAAGAAATCTTTCACACGAACAATTATCAGAAAACCAGTCAAAAGTTTTAAAACTTTATTCAAATCCTTTTTATATGGATCTTGAATGTATCGGACCTACAGGTGAAGAATTAACACAGCATCTTTACGAATTAACTCTTAAAGAGATTGATTTATTAGAAGAACCTTATAAAACAGTAATGTTTGAAAGGGAAGTAAACAAAAAACAGTTACAGGATATAGCTGATAGTTTAAATTGGAATTTAAACACAGTTAAAACAAGACTAAGAAAAGCACGACAAGATGTAGCTGATAGTCTTACTAAAAAATATCCTGAACTTATTGAAGCTTATCACGAAGAAAATGAGTAAAATACATCCGTTCAATCCAAAAAAATGGGCGGTTTGGATGGTCATAAAAGACTTCCAAAATTATGCCGCATGGATCAAAGTTATAGATAGAGAAAAGGCTGATCCTCAATCTACTTATAACAAGTATGACATGCGACATAACTTTTTTTATACAGTTTATTTTCCTATAAGATTACCAGAGGAAGATAGAGCATTGCCTGACAGTATCAAACGATTAAGAGTAGTTGAAACTCTTGGGCCTATTCATCGTTATATTGATGAGGATTTACAATTTGCGGAATACATTGTTCCAGAATTCAATCAATTCTATGATGAAAATAATGAGCCAACTTTAGCTTATGGTATTGTCTACAGATTCGCATTTAAAAGACTATCATTAAAATGGGTAGTTTCAAGAACAGTTATTATAGGATTATTGACATGGGCATTAATAAAATTTCCTATAATTAGTACAGTAGTAGAATGGATTAAAAATGTTTTTTAACGCCTAATCCTATTTTAATTTTTGTTTCCTCAGAAAGTTTTTTACCTTTATGTGAGTTACTAATTTTGTCTCTTGTTTCTTTTGAAACTATATGTCCGTTTAAAGAATTTTTTAATTTTTTCTTTGTCTTATTAGAAAGTTTTCTTCCTATTCGGCTAATTATCATATTTTTTATATGTTCTTCAGATAATGAGCGCCCAGATAATGTACGACTAATTTTTTTCTTTGTTTCATCAGAAATACCATTTGATATTTGATGGCCTCCCTTTGGACTAATATTATATCCGTTTGGTTCTAATGTATCAAATTCTTTAATGTATCTTTCTTGAGCATTAAAAGCTTCTTGTTTTGTATTAAACTCTTCAAGAACTTGTTTACAAAAATTTTTTGAACCATATTTTTTAATAGCATTATTTATCGCTAATCCGCTCCCTAAATAATTATCATTTAAATTATTTGTTGAATGGTCTCCTATATATCGTTTACCGTTAATTAGATTAGTTGTCATATAAACAATATGATACATAAAACTTTTTATTAATTTATTATATAAATATATATTACAAAATTTAGAGACCCTTGAGCCAATTAACTATAAACAATTTTAACCCAAAGAAAATAAAGTGGTTAAAGGATTATTATGGAAACCCAACAGCCTATTATCCGCTCAAAGTACCAGGAGTCACAACTGTTTTAGGTGATATGATTGTTGATCCTGAGTATTTAAAGTTTATTGAAGAAGTAGGAGAAGAAAAAGCAAAGCAAATAACGGAAGCCGCTTGGCATCGTGGAACAGCGATGCATTCATTCATTGAAAATTTTGTAAAAGAATTAGCGAAGAGTAAAGATCCCTCTATGGCTCTTCAACACACTCAACAGGTTTCACCAATGTTGTTGGAACAGGAAGGTGTGCCGATGGAGAAAATAGATAAAGGACGAGAATTATTTTTGAATTTCTATTATTCGGACTATGCCAACTCATATACTGATCTTATAGGAACCGAACTCGTCCTTTATTCTCCATCTTTATTTTATCGTGGCAAAACAGATGTTTTCTTCAATGAAAATGGTATTGGCCGCGTAATCACCGATTTTAAAACTACTAGTAAATTTATTGTCAAAGGATCTGTTAAAGAACAGATTTATAAACATCAGCTTGGCGCTTATGCCATTGCTGCTGAAGAAATGTTTGCTGAAAAACAAGTTAAAATTGCAAAGGCATCTATTTTAGCAGTTCATACAAAATCCGCATTAATACAAGAAATTGTATGTCAAGGAGATGAACTTGAAGAGCATAAAGAAGCATTTAAAACTATTGTTAAAGCTTGGCATATAAAAAATAACCAAGGTTTTTTATTTGATGAGAGGGCTTGATGAAGCATTAAAAGGGTATAATGTACAGTATATTGATCAACCAGTTTTCATGACATTTTGTATTAAGAAAAATCAATTGATCAGCAAGCCACAATCAGTTTGTGTTTATCCGATAGAAAACTTTATAAGATTATTAAAATCGCACAAAGGAATACGACAAATTTACATTTATAAAGATCCATCGACAAATCAACCCTTTTGGAGAACTTCTCTTGTTACAGATGGTCAAGAAGAAGTTTTAATAGTCAGAGGATTGATTGAAACTGGTAACAATAGATATTCCTTAAAAGAAAGAGGAAGATCAAAAGAAACAGAAACACATCATTATTATGCACAGAATGCAACTATAGATAGCAATTTAGATTTTAATTATAATTCAAATAATACGTAAAAAATGGCAGAACTAGAAATTAACAACACTCAGGAACTTACTGAGAAACTTAATGAAATTGTTGGCGACCCATCAATAAATAAACCTTCTGAAGAAGAGGTTGCTCAAGCAAAACTTGATTATGAAAATGCAGCTAAAGAATGGAAAGAAACTATTTATAAAATAGGAACTCCAGAAGAAGGACAAGAAATATGTGATTATTTAAAGCATTTCATAATGCACAGATGTATGTGGAAAGAAAATGCATGGATGGGGGTTATTAAATTAGCTGAAGAAATTGATGCAGCTAATACTTTATTTAAAGGGAAAAAAGGCAAAGGTTTAGAGCTTGGGTATCAAGCTGCTGAATTTACATTCTATATTCTATCAAATCCTGGTGGAATTGGTCTTCAGTCAGCATTAGATTTTGAATCAGAACATGAGATTTATTTCAAATGTTTTAATCTTTTTGGACAAACAGTTCAAGATGCAAGAGATAATTTAAAAAATGTTGAGTTTTTACAACAGAGATGGGGTGCAATGGCACAAGGATTCTATCTTGAAATGGAGCCTGAACAAGAACCTGAGATTAATGAAGAGTCTGTAGGCGAAGTATTCGATCCAGGCGTGGATGATGTCCCAAAAGAATAATATATAGTTTAAAAAGCATAATGGAAAAGTGGTTTAATAAAAATCTTAAATGGATTGCATTAATACTTTTAGTATTATTTGTATTTAAATCCGCACAAAGTTGTAGTCGTAATATGAAATTGAATATTACTGACAAACAATACATCCACACTATAGATTCGTTAAATACAAAATTTAACACTTACTATGAATTATCACAAGACAGTATTAAGAAATTAAATTTTGAATTGAAATTGGCTAATGACAGAGCTGCTTCTTCGGAAGATAAAGCAAGAGCAGTTCAAAGTGCTGTAGAAAAAATTAGAGCCAATACAACAACGACTGTAGTAGTTAAAGGGGCAGAAGAAGTAAAAGACACTAATAACAAAAAATAATGAAACCATTTAACGAAGAATTGGCAAATACATTTTTCACTGTTTTGAAAGAATTTTTAAATTCATCGGACAGAGAAATGGAGCCATATGTTAGAGAGAAAATACAGGAGTTTGTAAAAGAAGAACACACTCCTGGAGAAATTTATGATTTTTGTGATGAAATTTCTAAACTTCCATGTCAACGAATTTCGGAAAAAATATGTGTCGGTGATATTAGTGCTTTTATGCAGTCGGTATTCGACGTAACAAAATATTATGAAAAAGTATGAAATTAGGAAATTTAAAAATTACGAATAAAGGACTTTATTGGGGGTTAATCATAACCTTTGCCTTTTTGTATTTGTTTGTAGGATTTGTATCGACCTTACATTCAATTACATTCTTTAATTTGGCAAACACAATGAGTCTTGCAATACTTCTTGGTATAACATATGAAATTGGCCAAGCATCAGTATTGTTTTCGATATTAATGACCAAAAACAAAGATAAATTTCTTCCTTGGGCTTTAATGTTTCTATTAACGGCATTGCAGGTTACGGCAAACGTTTACGCTTCGTTTAAATATATGGCCACATCTGGAAGCAATGATTGGATGTATTGGCAGAAATCTATTCTTATAGGGGTGCAGGCTGAGAATGCGGAAATGTATCAAGTAATTATATCTTGGATTGCAGGCGCGTTACTTCCTATTGTTGCTCTTGGTATGACAGCTTTAGTGGCACAAAATATTAAATTGATGACTGAGGATTCTCCTGTACAGTCTACAGAAACAGGAGAAATAAATTCAGAAAGAATGGAAGCCATTATCGAAAATGAAGTTGAAAAAAGAATCAGAGAAAGAGATCAATTAGATGAAGAAGCTGCATCATTATCTCCTCCTGTTGAAGATTTAAAACAACAATATGATAAATACGATAAAGCAAATGATATTCCTGTTAAACTCGAAACACAATCAGGTGTGATACAAGAGCCTATTTCAATTCCTCTTCAAAAAGAACCAGAACCAGAACCGGAACCAGAAGTTGTTCAAGTTATTAAGCCAGTCAATAAAGTTCAAGGATGGCATTTCCTAAAAGAATTTGTGGATGACGATCATAATGTTTTTCAGAAGGGAAAATTTATAGGAAACGATCCAACTAAAATTCCAACCTCAAAAAAAGCATAGGGACCGGCAAAGATGAGGGGAAACATCCGGTCCCTGAAGATACAACCCCAGAAAAAGTTCTTGAAGAAATACGAAAACCTAGTAAAGGTGAAGAATTAATTAAGAGGCTTCAGGAAAGTAAGACTTCTTCAGATGTAAGTATCAATGAACCAACAGAAGAAATCGTCCTAGCATCCTCCCAAGAGCCTGGGAGTGATAAGAAAACTGACTTTGCAAGTGTTGTTTTAGATGGAGTAGAAGTAGTTGATGTAAAAGCTATTCCAAAGGATGGCATACCTGAAAGAGGACCAAGAAAAACATGGGATAAACCTATTTAATATGATAACTAAAATTCAAAAATTCGGAAAAGAACTTGCTGTGCAAGAACAACTAGTTGGTAAACATCGTGATCATTGTTTATGCTGGCAAAAATGTAAATATTTCAAACCAAACGAAGAAGATAATTGTCCTATAGCACAGGATTTATTTGAGTTTGATAAGAAATTTGGAGTAACTACCCCAGTATGGGAATGTGAAACCTACGAACCACTGCCAGAATAAATCAGTTCAATTGCTTCTACAGGGATAGGCTCGAAAGTTATAATGAATGGATTATTCTTTTCCCAAGAAAAATTAGGATCATAAAACCATTGATTGGATATTTTTGATGTATCAATTCTGTAGATGTCATCATCATATGTACTTTGAAACCAGTCATCTTTATTATCTGAATTACATGCAAAAATAACTTTACCTTCGATTGGAGTATTTGAAAGCCAAGTTTCACTTTTTCCTTTCGGTATTAATCCTTCTTTTTGAATTTGATCTCGGAAAAATGGATTCGATACATGGTAAACATAACGATTTGGTTCTATAGGAACTAGATCGTTTTTGTTTTCAATTAGCCATTGATCTATGCCGATAAAATTATCCATATAATTATATATAAATGGAGAAAGGGGCTTATCGCCCCTTTCTTTAATCCTGGAGTAGATTAACACTCAGCCCTCTACCCTTAGGAAATAATTCGCCCTGCCTAACCATTTCGCTCACTTTCCAGTACATTTTCTGGTATCTTCCTTTTCCCTTTTTGGAATAGGGTAAAAGTTTTCTCACCAGGTCTTCACGGCGAATACCGTCGTTTCTTCGAACCTCATTAATAATAGCAATCTTCCACTGATTTGATTCAGCTTTAGTCATCTTCTTACTCTTACGAGGTTTGCTTGTAGAGTTCTGCGAACGTACTTCATTCTGAAGTTGTTTCGCCATTTCAATTAGAGCACTAAGCTCCATGTCAAAATTTTTCATACGCGATACTTTTTAAATTACACAATTAGAAACTAAGCGGTTGTCTGGCCGCCTATATCGTTTGTGTTCCTTAATGGATTCGTTTTGATTATTGGTTTATACCGCGATGAATCCTACAAACAATTCAAAGAACGATTTCGAAAGCAAATATAAATAATATCCGTGAGATAAAAAAATGTTTTTGAAAATATTTTTCGTTTAAGCCCTCTTTTTTTACGCGAATAAATAAATAAAATAATACTCTCATAATGGCTATAGATTTATTTAATAATCCATCAAACGATTATATTTATCCAGGACTTTCCCCTTGCCCAGGTGTAGGAGACGACCAATATCTAGTATGGACTGAGAATGGATTAGCAATCATAAAAGGGAGTGATGTAATCAGTGAAATTGGATTCAGTGATTTACAAGTTCCTGTTAATTCTTTTAGCAAGCAACAATTGATACTTGGATCCGGCGAAGTTGTTTTTATTCCTGGATTAACAAAAGGATTATGTAATAAGGCATTAGGATTCTTTTTACCATCATTAGATAGTTCTGATTTAGATTTAAATTCATATTTTTTAGGTATTGATTTTTCCATAAATTATTATAAGAATTTTAGTTATACATCAACACATATAGATGTATCAGCTAATTATGAACAAAATTTAGGAATTGCTGATGCGTTAAATATCAAATTCGATGAATTAGGAATTAAAGTATCATCATCTTATGATCCAAGCATTCTTTGCTTTGCAGGAACTACAGCTGGTTATGAATATTTTATTACGAATGCAACTTTAAGAGTTTATGATACTTCAGAAGCATATGGTTCTCCATTCCCAATTGGAGGTAATGCTCAAACATATGATTTAATTGAAGACCCATCTGCTTATATTCCTGCATTTAAATATCCTAATACAGCAATGCAAGGAATTGCTCTTAAGGGAATTTATCCAAACGAACAAGCAGAATGTGATAAATGGTTCTATTTACACCATGTTACGGATTATGTAATCGTATTTGATCCATATAATGTAAATTATGATACAGAAGTTTCTACTAATTTAGCATTATCATATCCTGTAAAATATCCAGGAATTCCTACTATTGCTGATTATCTTACAACAGTTGATCTTTATGGAATAACTATTGATGGATCAGATATGGCTGATGTTAGTATAGCAAATTCAATAATAACAAATTCAAATATTGAAACATCGAATATTCGTGATTGTTCAATTGACTTATGTAATCTAACAGAAGTTTATGTAGCTAACACAGAAATTGAACAAAGCAGTATCGATTTAGGAGAATTAACTAATAGTATCGTAAATAATGGTTCATCTGTTCAGAACAGTATATTAATTAATTCTTGGATTAATGTTTACAAACTAGTCGTAAATCCATCATCAGGAGAAATAATTTGGGTTACTGACGATGCGTCATTTGTAAATGTCGTTGTTAATGGAGGAGAAATTTGGGATTCATCTATTAATAATGCAACTCTTTATGATGTTTCATTGTATAATTGCTGGATTGAAGATTCTTCTGTATCAGGATGTACATTTCACAATTGTGCATTCGATTCAAGAACTATTGTAGAAGATACAGTAGACATTATGATGGATCCATCCATAGCTTGTGAATTTGATATTGTTCAAGATACTTCAATATTCTATCTAAGACGTAGAAGAAAAATTGAAATTGGAATGAGCGGATGTAGTGTTGAAGACTTAATGAGTGCTGGAGATTATTTGAATTTAGTAACAAATAGAGGATGGTGGAAAAAAGTTGGAGATATTTACATTTGGATTTCATCTCCAGATTGTGAAGGTGATTGTTTAAACAAAAACTTAATAGAAGGATTTTATGTTTATAATCCGCATGAATTTACAATGCAAATCGAATATATGATTATAGTATGAGAGCACAATTAGTTAAAGAAAATATTCAAACTATTTTAGTTCCTAAAACTCCTGAAGAACTAGGAGAAGCAAAGGAAAAAGTGCAATTAGTTATGTATCGTATTGAGAAATCATTCAACGAACGATACCCAGAAAATCCTATAACTGATTTTAATTATTTCTTTGACGGAGGAGGAATTAATTTAACTATTGAGTTTAGAGATCCAATTAAAGATATGAATTTAATAGAAGACATTTTATATCCCTATCCACAAATAAGTAACGAAGTAGAAGTATCTGATGAATTTCCATATCAACCACAATCAGAAGAAGAGTTTCCACCTGAAATAGAATATGTTGAAACAAATATCGTAAATGTTGTGTTTCCTTTAAGTATTGTTAATGAAAACTGGGGAGGTGGAGGAGTTGGATATGCAGTTTGGGGTGGTGGTACAGGAAGAAATTTTGGCAACCCTTCAATGAGAGGAGGATTTGCTGGAAGAGGATTTGGCTTTGGCGGATCTATGAATTTATCCGGTGGTCCTAACCTAATGTATACTTATGCTGTAAAACCATTAAATACAGTTCTGCAACAACCTGCAACACCACAGGATGATGAACAATATATTCATGTTGGTAGTAAAATAAAAGGAAAAATATTAAATACAAACAAAGATATTGAAGGACAAATTCTTAGAATAGAAGAAGATGAAGATAACAATATAAAATGGTATGTTGTTCTTGATAAAGAAGGAAGAAAAAGAAAAGTAGATCCAACAAGTGCTTATCTAGATGAACCAGAACAAATTATAGATCCAAATGTAATGGATATAGCTAATGAGAGTTTTTATCCTACGTTATATGAGAGAATGACACATGATGAAGCGGCGACGGACGTTGAAGAAAAAGTTAAAAGAAGCAAAAAACTTCCTGCAGAAATTAAAGAAAAGATTTATCCTTTAATTGTAAAAGGAGAAACTGAATACAGAGATGGTAAAGTGTTTAGACTTCGTTATCCAAAATCTAAAGGATGCGATTTAGGTGCCGATAAAAATGGATTCTTTGTATTCACACATCGTGCTAGATCAAAATCAAAAGAAGATATAGATAAAATTCCTGAAAAGGACATTAAATTTATAAAAAGCACAGGATGAAATTAGTAAAAGAAAGTTTGAATGAACAAATGGTATATAATTTTCATGAAATTCCATCAGACGAAGAACGCGTAAACAAAAGATTACGTGATCTTTTAGTAGATATTATAATGAATGAGCGAGGTGTTTCTGAAAAATCTTTTTCAGAAGTGGACCAGATAATACAAGAGGTGAAAACTTTTTGTGATAGTAAGCTGATAATATATACAAAAGCAAGATTGTATGATCAGGCAAAGAAACGATTACAATTTTTGGCCGAAAAAATTTATGAAAGATATTTTAACTTAAAATCAAAATAATCAATTAATGCAAAATTAGTGCGGAAAACCAGCACGTAAATTACATTATGAATATAAAGTGGTTTTTAATTTAAAAAGAGGCCTGAGTCTCTTTTTCTTTTTATGTTGGACGATCTTATTGAAAGCGGAAATCTATTACGTTTCTCCAACAGGAAACGACAAAAATCCAGGAACATACAGCAATCCATGGAAGACCATAGCTTATGCCTCATCCCAAGCAACTTCAGGAGATGTAATTAATTTAAAACCAGGTACTTTTCTAGAACTTTTTCCAAGCTTAATAAAGCCTAATGTCAACCTTGAGGGGGTAGGTCCAGGATCTATTATTAAATCTAATGTAGAAAATGGCCCCACAATCATTCTTATGTCCCAGGAGGGAGCATATGGTAATCAGTATATTGCCAATTTGACTATTGACGGAGATAATCTAAAGGGATATGGGGGAATTCTTGTAAGTGGAAGAAGTAATGTGAGCATTCATCATTGCAATTTTAAAAATTTAAGAAATTATGCTGCAGTATTTAATGCAAGTACTGATACTGCAAACTACGAACCTAGATTTTTCTTTGGAATTGATACAGCTACTCACTTAGAGCCAACAGTTTATGCAAATGGAAATAAATTCTTTCAAAACACCATTGAAAACTGCGCTATTTTTTATCCAGCAAAAAGAGCATTAGGTGCTTTAATGATTGGGGGTCAAAATGAAATAAACATTTTTGATAATAATATTAGTCAGGATCAAAGAGAAGTTGGAAATAATGGTTATCCAATAAAACATTATAGAGGTGGATATAATAAGAATCCAAAAATATTCAGAAATACTTTAATAAAAACCCCAACAATTTTATCAAGAGATGAATTCTTTTTAGGTTGTGCTATTGAACTTTGGCATACGATCGGTGGTGAAATTTATGAAAACAAATTAAGAGGCGGAATGTTTTTTGTTTTTCTTAAGGACATAAAAATTCATCATAATACAATTGGATATGACTCATTAACAGTTGTTCCTAAAACTGGAATTTACGTTTCTGGAGATGTGAATAATGTTACTATAAACAACAATTATTTCGAAAATTTAGCATTACAAATAGCATTTAGTCCTTTTGCAGCTACCAAATTAGATAGTGTTTTCATACACACTAATGTCATGTTTAATATTGGTGTTTCCACAGATGAATGGTGGGGATGCGGTATTAGTTTTGCAGGATTAACTTCAGATACAGTTTCTAATCTTCATGTTGTTGGCAACACAATGATTGCAAATCCCGGAAGTAGAAATACAAGAATCGGGCTTTATTTACCAACTACAGGTTACGCAACGAATATCAATATTCGAAATAATATAATGTCAGGATTTAGATATGCAACTATTTTTGCTGCAGGTCCTGATCGTACTTTAGATTTGCTTTCTATACAAAACAATATTTTGTGGGACAACACATCAGATACAACTAAAACTTACTGTACAAGTGATTCAGCATATTTTACAAATATAAAACCCCCTCTTAGATATGTTGACGAAAATAATTTTTATCAAGATCCTATGTTTATTGATGATCAATTTCATTTGTCATCAAGTTCTCCTGCTCTTAATAATGGAATTTATATTCCATGGATAGATAAGGATTTTGAAGATAATTTAATTATGAATCCTCCTGATATTGGGGCTCTTGCCTTCAATATTCTGATCATTGATGAGCCAGTTATTGCCGATGAAAATGGCTTATTAATTTATCCAGTTCCCGTAACAAATTATTTTACATTAGTTATCAAAGATCCCATGTTTCAACAGGCGAATATGGAGATATACGATTTTGCAGGAAAATTAATTTATCGTGAAAAAATAATTGAAAATATTACTCATTTTTCACAAATAAATTGGAAGGCCGGCTTATATATATTAAAAGTACAAACGAGTAGGGAACTATTGGTATCTAAAATTATAGTTCTCTGATGATCAAAAAGCTCGTATTTGTCTTAACGTTTCTTCTAACATTTTTAACTAATTTTGCGCAGATGGCTGACTTAACATACCAAGGCCAAACGTATGTCAATAATGAGACAGGCGTATGGACGGGGGTGAATGTTCCCAGAACGTCACCAACGAACTTTAAATTTTTATATAACTCTTTAACATCTGTTAATGTTCAGGGTTATATGTTGCAAGCTGGAGATGAAGGCGTTAATGCATACAATGGAAACTTAAATGGTGAACTTATTCAAGGAAACCAATTCATTTGGAATGGAAATTTTAGTGGTTTAGGAACCTCAATGACAATTACTCATGGAGTGTTTACAGGTTGTAATATAAATGTAAACATTAAGCATAATTATTTGTACCGAGTTCCTATGGGAATCATACGAAAATCAGCAAGTAGTATGGTCAACACTTCAGGTGGAGTTTCGTACAATATTCTTAAAACATTTAATGTTGGTGGTGTAGTAAAAGGGATGAGTGGAGTAAAATGGTATAATAACACATTTTATCAAGACAGACCAACATATAGTAGTTCAGATCCAACAGCTGGAACATGGAGAGGAGCAATAGACGTATATACAAATACTGATGTTACTCCTAATTCTATTTCTCATGGAACGAAAATTAAAAATAATATATTCTATTCCAAATACAAAACATTAGCCATAAATGTAATGGATGCAGCAAGTTTAACAGACTTTGAATGTGATTATAATGTTTATTGGGTAGAAGAAGGAGATCATAAACCTGTATTTAATGCAGGCGGCACGACAAAAACATGGGATCAATGGAGAGCTATGGGATACGATGCACATTCTGTTGTCATGAATCCTAATTTTATTGATTTTGTTAATTTTGTTCCAGCAACACGTTTAGATTATGGAACAGATTTAGGAAGTGAATTCAATACAGGTTTATCAACTACTGCTGTATGGACAGTAGGTTCTATGCCTGCAACGACAGTTCAAAATGGAACTTGGCAAGTTGGGGCACGAATTTATGCAGCAACCCCTGTAGTTCCAACTAGTCCATATTTTGTTGCTCCAAATGGAAATGATGCAACGGGAGATGGAACAATTGATAAACCTTGGTTTACTCTTAATAAGGCATGGTCTTATGTAAAAGCAGGAGAAACTGTTTACATGCGTGGGGGCACATATGCTTATCATCAACAACAAAGATTAACCGGAAAAAATGGAACTTCAACATCAAGAATAAAACTTTTAGCATACAATGGAGAACGTCCAATTATTACAAGAGGAGATCCTTACACTTATCCTGGATGGCCACACGCTATAATTTATTTTACAGCAAATTATGCTGATGTAAAGGGATTAGATGTTTCAGGTGTATCTCAGCCAGCAAGTTCCCCAGATATGCATGAACCATTTAGAGCTTATGGATGTAATTATTGTACATTTGAATTACTTGATATTCATCATAATGGAGCTGGATTTCAATTAACAAATAGCAATCAATGTTATGTTATAAATAGTGATTTCCACCACAATCAAGATCCTTATACAACAAGTGCTGGAGCTTACGGAAATGCAGATGGTATGGGTATTGATGGAACTAATCCAAATGCAATAAACTATGTTATAGGATGCCGTTTCTGGTATAACTCAGATGATGGTATTGATGGATGGGCAGAAGAAGGAACGATTGTTATTGAAAATTGCTGGGCTTTCTGGAATGGATTTATTCCTGATACTTGGAATAAAGGTGGTGACGGAAGTGGATTCAAACTTGGAAAAACAGATGCTATAGTTCCAACAATTGTTAAGAGAAAATTATACAACAACATTTCATTCCAAAATAAAAAATGGGGATTTTTAGATAATGGAATTCAATGTAATGCTGAATTATACAATAATACTGCTATAGAAAATGGTTATAAAAATTTAGATTCGTGGGCAGGAGGATTTAATTTTACTTTAGTTCCTACAACAAAATTCTTTATAAAAAATAATATCGCTTATAAAAACAACATAACACAAGTAAGTATTGGAGATGACACGAATGTCGATCATAACACATGGGATTTGTCAGTAACTGTTACTGATGCTGATTTTGTAAGCATAATTCCTACAGGTGTAGATGGTCCAAGACAAGCAGATGGAAGTTTACCAAATCTTACTTATTTAAAACTTGCGCAAGGTTCTGATTTAATCAACAAAGGTGTTGATGTAGGTCTGCCTTATAAAAGCACAGCTCCTGATTTAGGTGCGTATGAATCCGATTATTCATCAGTTCCTGTAAGTCCTTATTTCATTGCTCCAAATGGTAATGATACAACAGGCGATGGAACAATAGATCATCCTTGGTTTACAATAAACAAAGCGTGGAGTTATATAAAACCTGGCGAAATAATTTACATGAGAGGGGGAACTTATTATTATAATGAGACTCAAAATCTTACTGTAAAAACAGGGACCGTGGGAAATATGCTTAAACTTTATGCATATCAAGGTGAAAGAGTAATCATTCGTCCTTCGGCAACATATACTGCTACAAGAGGGGTTTATGTTCGTTCAAACTTTGTTCATATGAAAGGACCTATGGAAATTTGTTATTATGAACAAATGACTCCAACTGAATGGTATAATGGTATAACAGCTTATAGTTCAAATGATTGTATCTTTGAACAAATTGATGTTCACCATAATGGATTTGGATTCTCAATTGGTGGTATTTCAACAAGAAACTTAGTATTGAATTCTGATTTTCATCATAATTACGATCCTATTACAGCGATTACAACTAATGTTCCTTATGGAGGTTCAGATGGTTTAACCATTCGTGTAGCTGACCCATCTTCAGTAAACACTATGAAAGGATGCCGTATGTGGAACAATAGTGATGATGGTTTCGATGGATGGTATAATTCTGGAATGTTAATATTTGAAGATTGCTGGTCATTCAACAATGGTTATCGTGAAGATGGAATTACAGAAGGAGGAGACGGTAATGGATTCAAAATGGGTCCTTTAGTAGCAGATCCTTGGACTGGATTCGAAACTGAACACAAACGTACAATGACCAATTGTATTGCATTTAATAACAGAATGAATGGATTTGATCAAAATGCGGCCTTATGTGTTATGCATTTTTACAATTGTGCTGCATTCGGAAATGGCAATCATGGATTTGTGATGAACAACAATTCTACTATTTACATGATTGCGCGTAACAATATATCATACAAAAATGCTAAAGGAGCTGCATACTTCACTTCTATTTCTACTGTTGATCATAATACATTCACATATAATAATGGAGTTAATCCAGCTTATTCTGTAACTGATGCTGATTTTGTTAGCATAAATCCAGCAGGAATGGATGGCGCTCGTCAAGCTGATGGAAGTTTACCAAACCTTAATTTCTTGAAACTAGCTCAAGGTTCCGACTTAATTGAAACTGGAATCGACGTTGGTTTACCTTATAAAGGGATTGCACCTGATTTAGGGCCCTTTGAATCTAATTATAATGCAACTTTACCAATATTAAATACAACAACTATGACTGATGTAACGAAGAATTCGGCTGTTACTGGAGGAAATGTCACTAGTGACGGAGGTTCTCCAATTATAGCTAAGGGAGTATGTTGGAATACATCTCCGAATCCTACACTTTCTAATTTCTTCACTGATGAAGGAGCAGGAAGTGGAATTTTTACAAGTAATCTCACTGGCTTGACACCTAATACAACGTATTATGTTCGGGCGTATGCTACCAACGCTGTTGGGACCTCTTATGGAGAGGAATTATCATTTAATACACTAAAAGAATTATTCTTAGCAACTGTTACAACCAAAGCAGTTACAGATATAACACAAATATCTGCAGTTTGCGGTGGTAATGTAACTTCTGATGGAAATGCAGAGGTTACTTCTAGAGGAGTTTGCTGGAATACAACTGGAAATCCTACAACTGGTGATAACATTGTTTATAGTGGTAATGGTGTTGGAGAATTTACTAGCACATTAGCTAGCTTATCTCCAAATACTACATACTATGCCAGAGCATTTGCTATCAATAGTGTAGGTATTGCTTATGGAGAAGAAGTTATTTTCACAACACTTAAACAAATGCAATTACCTGTTGTTACAACTTCAGCCATCATAAACATTACACAAACATCTG